TCGCCTTTGTCAATCATTGGTTGTGCAGCATCACGGAACTTGAGCCATTCTTCATCTTTAAGTTCTAGTGTAGAACCTGCAACAATGTTCAATGTTTCTGGTTGGTTGCTACCAATAATATTCTCATTTTCCTTAGGTCGCTTGTGACGACATAGTACTGAGGTATTGAATAACAGATTTGATTTTAATTTCATAGTGCTTCCTTCTTAATGTGTTTGACATTCTCGTCAATTCTTATAATCATATTGTGCATCTCAAACACAACTTCCCTTAATTCTGTGTTGGCTTCCACATCTTTTTTCATAACAGCATATGCTGTTTCAGCTTCAAACAGCCCCAACTGCAAAGATATACTTGATATACACAGCAGGGCTACTATAGCTTCTAGTGGATTAGCCATGAACTTCTCAAATAAATCCATGGCGACCTCCTATTAGATACCACACCAGTGAGCAACTGCACCTGGACGGATCATTTCAATACCAGCGAATCGACCATAACAGTTGATTTCATACTCAAGACCTTTGTACTGAACAGGTAAGTGCATATATGGGAATGGTTCACGGATACGCATGTTATCTTCAGACTCAGCAACAACTGTGAAACCAGATGCACCAGGAGTAACACCATCAATAGGATCAGAAACACTACCTGAACCACCAGTACCTACATCAGGATAGATGTTAGCAACTTCGTTTACATCTTTGATTTGATCAGCAGAAGTAATGAAATCGTTGTTAGCTAGGAACCAGCTCAAGATGCTCATGTCAGACTGAACAGAACGTGGAGTGTTCTGTAGCAATTTCTTATCAGCTACTGACATGATAATCATGTTAGGAGAGAAGATTTGCTTGGTATCAGCATACATTTTGGTAAGTGCATTGTTCAAGTCAGCAATGATGTCATCAGGAGTTTTATCACCTGAACGCCATTGAGTTGCATTACCACCAGTAGAACCTGCAGCTACAACATTACGCTCACAAGTTAGAGCAGGTGCACCGGCTGGACCATTGAAGAAACCTTGAAGGTTGTTGTCTGGAGAACCGAAGAAGATAACTTGGTTAACTTTCTGTTCATAAGACTTACGAGATGCAGCAGCTTTACGAGCTTCAAGTGGAAGACCAGTAACTTTACTAGCAGCAAGTTCTTGACGAGAGTAACCAAAAGCGTTACCGAAAGTACGAACTGCAATGCTGTACTCTTTACCGTTGATATCACCACGTGGCAAGTCAGTTGCTTTACCAGCAATGATTGCAGTATCACCGCGCTGATCATAGCTACGGTAAGTGATCAAGTTAATACCTTCACCACCTTCAGTATTCAGAGCAAATAGGGTACGACCCTTAAGTTCTGGATATAATACATCAAAGCTTTTTGCAGAAATGTATTCTAGTTGACGCTGAAAGAATACACCTTCGTCATCACCAACTAGGTGACCAGCGTTTACTAGAGCTTCAACTTCATCAGAAAGGATAAAGTCTACGTCAGCTGCACCAGGAATAGGCTGGTTTTGTTCATCAACTGCGAAAGTTTTTACTGTTTTACTCATTATATTTACCTTATATTTTAAAAGTGCGCCTAATGACGCACTATTTTAATTACTTAATGTCGATACGTACTTTAATGATATCGCCAACAGTACCATCTTCATCAGCAAACACGTTAGTTGCTAGGTACTCAGTACCTGTACTAGGTGCTGCTACTGCAGTTTGAGTGAATTCACCAGTAGCTTCGTCTACTAACAAAGCATCACCACGAGTTGCTGGACCACTAGCAAGTTTAATATACAAGTAACCCTGACGGATAAGTGATACACTTTCGGTAGCTTTGTAGACAAAATCTTCACCAGTCGATGGGCGTGTACCTGCTTCGTGGTTAAGTTCACGATGCGAGATTGCATATACATTGGTTGTGAAGCTAGAATCAACTTGGTCTGAACCAAGAGAGATACCACGTTTTACTGAATCGTTGCGCTTAGTTGCAACACCAAAACCCACATCTGCACCAACTAAAGTACCAGATTGAGCTACTCGTGGACCACTATCAACTAGCTGACCAGCGTACCCTTTGCCAATGTAAAGGTTGAAGTCTTGAATAGGCATAATATTTTCCTTAAGATTTTAATTTCTTTTGTGTTTCGATCATTCTAGCTCGTGCACTTACTGCTGGGCTAGGTTCTGCCTTTACTTGTGCACCAAGTTTTGTATCAGCTAGTAGGTTACCCATAGATGTTGTATTATTGAAGTTCTCTACTAGCACATCAAATCGAGCACAAATATATTCTTCGCTCTTACCATCTAATACAAGGTTAGGAACTTCTTTGGTAAGTACCTCAACCCGGATTTCATTTAAAGATTTGCTACCAAAATCCTTGACATCAGCAAGCATCTGTGCATCAGCAATAACTTTGCAACGCTCAACTACTGCTTCTTCAGCAACTTCCTTAGCTTTTTCCAATTTAGCATTGGCTTCTTCTAATTCTTTACTGTGATCAGCAGTTAATTTCACTAACTCTTCTTTAGATTTCTCAAGTTCACTGTCTAGTTCTGCTTTCTCACTGATAGCATCTCCCAACATCTTACTTAAGACTTTGACCTCATCAACTTCTTTAGCTTCTTCATCAGAAATTTCAAGATCTTTCTTCTTCTTTCCCTTGACTTTATCAAGTTCTTCAAAAGCCTCATCACTAATACGGCAAGAAGAACCAGCTCGACCCTTAGGAACGATAGCGATGTGGTTAGCTTTGATATTTCGTTGATAATATTCACCATCAACTTCTTCAATATCACAGGTATAACCAGCAGACAACTCTTCAGTTCCTTCGACTTCCAGTGCATCAATAGCATCCTGCAATGTAAGTACCAGAACACCAGTTAGCATATCTTCATCACGTACAGGCATACCTTCGAGCATACCAACTTGTAGGGATTTTGCATTTTCCGCTGTTACGGGTATGTTGCTTCCTTCTTCATCTCGTGGGTGTCCAATTGTAACTGGAGCACTTCGGAATGACGCAACAGATTGTTCATCAAATACATCTTGTTCTTGACGATGTACTTTGATAATTTCATTAGGTTCTTTGTCAGTTAGATTTAACTGTTTAGCTGTGTAAAGTTGTACACCTGTTCGTGCAAATGCACATGGTACAATCATCTGTCCAGCGTCAGTTAGATGTCGCTTGGATGGTACACTAATTCGATCAGCCAGCTGTGGCATCTGTATCTCCTTTATTAATAAGTAATTCTCCTAGGGCTGCTGTCTTTAACACCATTCCTCTATCAATAGCTTCTTGTAGAGCAGATTCTCTTGAAATAATTCCAGAATCAGTAAGAATTTGCAATGTCTCAGCATCTATTCTGTCCCTAGCTGCTTTCTCTGAAGCAGATTCTGGGAACATACATGCCCATTCATATTTAAATTCATTTATGTCTAAACCGTAATGTGCTGCTAATAATTTATCAATAACAACAAGTCTAGGATCATAAACAGCTCTATGTAAACCTTTCAAAGTTTCAATATAGTTAACTAAGTCAGATTCCCCAGTAGCATTCATACCATCTGGAGATGCAGATAGAAACCTAGTAGCTGGAATGCTAACTGAAGCTGCAACTATCTTTAAGTATTCCCATATTAAATCTTTTACACCTGAAAGTTGTATAGATTTTTGCTCATATTCCTCAGAGCCATCGAGGATAGATACTCCAAATACAGACTTGATAGTTTTCCAATCTGTAAATCTTTGAAGCATGGCGTTGGTTCCAGAGTCATTCTGCAAGATATTTTGTAATCCTTCAATTCGGATAATATCTGTATTTGCTTCTTGAACCATTTGTGCTGCAGCATGTGAAGCTACATGAAAGTTATCTATTTGAGGCATTAGTGGTATCAAAATACTATCACTGTACCACAAGTTCCTTTGTCTCTCGTAGATAGGTAACTCAGTTCCTTCAAACCTAATTATTCTATCTCTATGAATCTCAGTAGTTGAGTTGACAAAAGTATAGGAAGTTGGCATACCATATGTCTCAGACATAGGTTCTGTATCTAAAGATCCTGTAGCTACAACCCTAGTTCTATCAACTACGATCAAAGATCTTAGGCATCCAGGTTTTAGGTTCTTCCAGTTTACAGGTTTATCAGTGGATCTATTATCTGCAATATCTAGGATAATGAAGCTTGTGCCATATAATCTAGCCCACTTATGTGCTTCCCTAAACTTATCAGCTATTGCCCACTCATCATCTGCATCACTTGCATCATCACTTTCGAATGTTCTCCACTCTCTTGTTAGATCTTGTGGAATAATTTGGCAAACTTTTTGAGATACCCAATCTTCCCTAAATCTAGCAGCAAGACCTACAATATCTAGGTTCTTCCCAGAATGATACCAATTATTATATACTGCTTTATCTTTACTAGTGCCAAGTCCAGTAGCTAAGTTAGCCAGACCATCTGCTAAACTTTGCACTGTTCTGGCATCATTTATTTCTATACTTTCTGACATACTGTCCTCAGCAATTAGATGTAAGCACTTGATTTATATAGAATAATTCAAGTGCTCAAGCTATTAACCTACGATTACAATACGTGCATCCGTAAGTGAGTATACAGAAGATACTGTTAGCTTAGTGCTATCAATAACATCCACTTCTAGCTGTACAAAGTTACCTGCAGAATCTCGAATGCTGTAAACAACATCTTCAGTTCCTAAGGTGTGAGTGATGTCAACTTGACCATCTGCAGCTACAGAGAAAGTAGTTGCTTCTTTGTCAGTTTTATCATCAATCTTTGTAGCTAGTGCAGGAGCTAGCTTAGCTTCTGTGATAGTACCGTTACCAATACCTGATAGAGAGTCAGCACCAATCTTGATTGGGTCTGTACCAATTACAGGATCAGTAGTGTTCTGAACAGAGAAGAAAGAGTAAGCTAGTGAACCAGTCAACTCGTTAATGATCTGCCAGTAACCATTAGCTGGGATTTCACCAGTTTCATCGAAGTCAGCAGAGCGAGTAATATAACCAGTGGTGTTATCACGAACATATACACCAGCATCTACGCTACCAACATCTTTACCGTAAGATACAAGAATTGTTGCTGGAGCAGTTAGACCTGTTAGGTCAAAAGTTTCACCTGAACCAGAACCAACAACTGCAGTATCGAATGCTTCAGTACCAGCAATCTGACCAGCAGTTAGAGCAACACCACCAGTAGCAACATTAGCGTTGTGGAAGTAGTTGATCAAACCTAATGGCTTACGAGTTGCAAGTTGTACAGCTTCAAGGTTAGAACCAAGAGCTTCAACTGCTTCTTTAACATCAGAATTGTCAGGAACAATGCTTGTAGTAATACTACCTAAATCTGTAGCACCTAAAGTTACACCAATAACTTCGGCTAGGCTCTCATCACTTGTGCGAGAAGTACCAGCTAGGTTTTCAAATACAGTTTTAACTGAAGCATTGTCAGTTAGGTCTGCATCAGTAAATTGACCTAAGGTAGTGTCGCCATCAGAAGTACCTAAAGTAGTGTTTAGGTTTGCAAGGTCTACAGTCTGACCTGCGTTAACGGTATTAGCTGCGCTAACACTGCTTTCTACTGTATCAATCTCAGCAGCTAGACCTTCAAGTGCTGATTGAGCATTTGTAGGGTTACCAGCTATTTGTGCAATTGCATTGCTAAACGCTTGATTAGAAAGATCTTTAGCAGTAACAATTTGTTCATCAACGTAAG